TTCTAATTCTTTTAGTTCAATTTTTAATTGATATTTTATAAAATCTAATAATTCTTGTTTTTTCATTTTATTTCCCTCTTTCTTTCTTGCCAACTCTTTGGTTGACTGTCTTAATTATAGCACCTATAATAGCACTTGTCAACTACTAATTTTATTTATTTTTTACTTTACATTTTGGCATAGAAAAAGACTAGTATTTCAACTAATCTTCCTTTATATATAAGACATCTCCCTTTTTGATTATTATATGATATAGTTTTGTTTTTTTACTTGTAAATATTTGTTTCGGCATATTTGCAACTTGCAATTCGCACAAATGTAATTTATCTTGCAACGCCGTTTTTTCCTGCGTCTGTTTAATAACAATTGCGTTTAACTCGTCGATCGTTTTTGTTTGCTCACTTTCAATATGCTTGTATCGGTCTAATTCCTTACTTAATAACCTTTTTTCCTCACTTTTAGCAACTATCTCACTTGATAACATCTCATTAGTGCGCTTATATGCCTCTAATTCTTGTTTTAACGCCTCTATCTGCTTTGTTAAGTCATTTATAGTACTAGCACTAGGTTCGTTGTTAAAGTCGCTTAAATCGGTTAATTTAGTGGTTTTAGAGTATACTACTATAACATAGTTTCCATAACCAGTCGGCGAATTGCCAACTGCGACTACTAATCCAGGATATGATCTATTCCAAACTAATTGTCGGCTGTTTTTTATTCCGTTGATAATGTCGTACGCATAATGGTTTTCATAGCCTAACCAATTTGTCGTGATTTTCGTTTTACCATTTTCCCAAATATCGTTGCTTATGAAATACTCACATTCTTGCTTGTTCGGTTTATAAATATCTTTCATACTAGCCAAAGTCCACGATTTTGTCATTATGCCCTCAATGACCATTAAGTGCAAATGAACCCCATTAGATTTGCCTGTATTACCCTCTATACCGATTTTATCGCCGTATTTGAGTGTTTGTCCAAGTTTCGCATTTACACTATTTAAATGCCCGTATAACACACTATAAATCATATGTTCCTCCTTTTGTTGACAAATCTACTTATAAAAAGAATTTTGTCCGTAAGTTTGCCAATATATCATAACTTATTTTGTAACTTTTTATGCAATTTAGGAATTGTATTCCCAATTTACATAACTTTTGACAAAAAATGCACAAAATATTCAAAAGTTGTGCATTCTATGTCAGTTTAATATTTTATTTCAGTAATTTCTTCTTCTAATTCGTCATCAATCTCTTGCTCAATCTCTTTTATCATTTTCTCAACTTGTAAAATGTCTTTCAGATTAAGCAATGCTTTTCCAACATACATTACAATTGCCGATTTGATAAGCAAGTCAGGTGCAAGTTCTATATCGCCAACACTTACTAATCCAAATATCTTATCATACACAACCGCAGTTGCAATGAATGAATATGAAATAATAAATGCTTTACCAATTCCGATTAACAATTTTTTCAAGTCAAATTTATAACTCATTGTTTCTAAATTGAAATATAGTCCCGTCATAATGTTCGCCGAAATTGCGATGAATAAATATGGTAGTAAATCTAATATTATTTTAATCATAAATCCTCCTTATAAATAAGCACATACTGCTTTGATTATCAATGGTGATAAAGAACCAGCTGCTATCAAGTTAGCTCCGTTTGTTCCAGTTGTTCTTGATAAAAAATAGTATGTTGTTTTAGATGCTAAGATAACTGGTTTTACTTTATATAATTGGTTATACATATCCAGCGTTGCAGAAGCACCACTCATTCCCGAAAATGTTGTAAATTCTGTATCGCTTTCACTATTATTTGCAGTTGATAAAGTCGCTTGATATCTCATTGTTGTTTGCGCTGCTGTTGTCGACATTGCAACTGGCGCTTCAAAACTAACATTCCAATTTCCTATTGGTATTGAAATTGTTGTTGTTCCTAAATTATACCAAACATTTTGTGTCGGCGTTGCTTGAGAAATATTACTTGTTATTTTTGTAATTACACTCCATTTATTAGGGTTCATTGGAAATCCTTGTGGCGCTTTCCCTGCACTAAACCATACACTCGTAATCGCTGTGTTTGTAAGTGTGTAGTCAGTTCCACCATACATAGTTACGTAAATATCACTACCAACTAATTGTGTTGCTGTAATTATAAAGTATTTATAACTCGCACCTTGTAGTACCCTTACTTTCATACCTATACTTATGTCATCAATAAAATCATTGTTAAGTATCATTATAAATGTAGGCGCGTCAGCACTTGAATAACTTGCCGTCCACTGACTTGACATTTTAGTCCAACCGCCCGCAAACATATTCATCGCTATTTGGTCAATCGGCGTATTTGTACTTGGTTCATTTTCCCAAAACATATAATCATCTCCTTATCTATGTTTTCCGCAACGGATACAAACATTGTTTATATCGTATAAATGCCCGAACAATAAACATTGTAAATTGAACGCTAGCATTGCGAATGGTTTAAGAAACATTTTTATAAATCTCATATGTTTCCACCTCCTCTTTTATATTTGACTTTATTTGGTTAGTAGTTAGCGCCAAATAGTTGTTTAAAAAACTTAATATAATCCAACCTGCTGTGGTCGTGATTATTGTTTTTGTTATCGTTTTTAACAACATTTGCGACTTTTTTGCGTCTTGGTTTTCCAGCTCGCAAGTGCGCATATCTAGTCCTTTTATCTTTTCGTCAAACTTCATCTCGAACTTCTCGAATAATTCAATAGTTTTGATGTTCCCGTCGGCGACCGCTTTTGTTATCATTGTTGACAATTCAAACTTATCTTTTAGCGCTTGCTTGTCTTGATTATGATAATTTTCCTCTAATCGTCTTACTCGCTCATCAAGTCCTAGCATTGTTTGTGTATCATTCATATGTTGTTACCCTCTATCACACTTCCATAATATTTTAAATTCTTTTCCGCTAAAATCCATATCTAATTCTGGAACATTCAAATAAGTAATTGTCGTAAAACTTTGCCCCGTTGGATAAGTTGCATTATACAACATTCCGTCATATTCAAATTTAACCGATTTTATTGCTCTATACTTCTGCGTTGGATATAATGTCGAACTTGGATAAAGTGTTGTCTTTGGATACAATATATTATTTTCAATATAATAATTAGGAAATCCGCTAAACTCCAACTGACCCGCTGCGGTTTTAGTAATTGTTAAATCATAAATGCTATATTCCTCGCAGACATCATCTCCGTCAGCTTCTCCACACAAGTAAATTTTACTCAACGCAGTCGTTCTAAAATCAACTTCATCACTCGTTGGTAAATATCTATAATCCGGTGTTACTTGAAGCACTCCGTTTACATACAACTCTTTTATATTCTCGTTTGTTGATATTTCATCAGTCCTCGAAATATATAAAGCGTCAAAGAAACGATAAATAAAATCTAACTCGCGAATATCCAAATAAGACATTAAATAGTCATCTAAATATGTGCCACGACCAAATCCTAAATAAGTTAATTCATTGCCTGTTTCAAATACTCCGCCAAAATTAAATGTACTTGTAATAACTCTCGTTTTATCAGTCAAATATTCCGTAACATTTTTAAACGAACTTTCGGTATCATACAACATAGTTGTTGAAGCGTCCGTCAGCGTGTTTGCCTGTGTCGTAATAAACGCGCTATAAAATAATTTTAAGTTTGGTTTTGTATAATCGCCAACAAATTGCGGGAACAAACTTTCGCCCAAATCGGTCGGCAACATATAAAACAATACATAGTCCAAATAATTATCAAGCAGCCTATTTTTCAAGGTCAACTTTTTAACTATTTTTCCGTCTTTTTCAAACAGCAAGTCAACTTGCTTATTCTCCATTTTAAACATTAACTTCAACTCCGTCCACTAATACATTTTGAGATAATACAGTCTTCTCATCTTGACTGTATAATACCTGCATTATATTCTTGATATCATTCTCGTCAACTTCGACATCCGGCTTCCTAAATATATCAATATAATTCTCTTTTAAATTACTTGACCTCGTTTCAATTCGTAAACTTTCAACTCCGCCATTGTTCATATATTCAATATCGGTAATTATATAACTGCCCGCATTTATAAAAAACTGCGGTAAATCTATTGTTATCTTATTAGTAAGTTTTATTTTGTTTTTCAATGTTGTAAAGCTCGCATTATCGCTATTCCCTTTTAGTCCAATTTCAACAATATTATTTTGTCTATTATTTTGACTTAATAAAGACTTCGCATATTCGGTTAACTCCGCAACTGTAAAATACTTACCATACATCTGCACCGAACTTTCAACAATTCCAGAAGTGTTTAAAACTCCCTTGTTTGCCTCAATCTCAACTGGATCGATATATGTTGCTTTAAACTTTTCTAAAACACAAGCTGAATATAGTAACTCCAATATTCCGTCCGGACCGCGATATTTAAATCCCACAATCGTATTATCGTTGTTCTGACTTTTTTCTAATAGTATCAACTTCGCTGCGTCCTCATCATCAACGCCTAATATTCCGATATCGGCAGGAAATACTATAACTCCCGTACTAAATGATAAAGTGTAATTCTTTGGTGTAAATCCACCCTCTAACACTTCAAATCTTAATGCCAAGTCGCTGTTTTTAACTCTGCTAACTGCGTTGTTAGAAATAGTAACCGGTGTGTTAAATTTATAACTTTCGCCTTGTGTCAATTCACTTATAAAATAGTTTGGATTTCCATCATTTATTAAATAGAAGTTGTTTAGGCTTAACTTATTCGTATAATCAACCGCCTCGAACTTTGGTATTAAATATTCAATTCCGCTTTCTTCAATAGTTCCCGAAATATCAAGCACCGCTTCCGAAGCAATAATTCCGTCAATAGTTCTTAAATAAATCTTTTTCAACTCATCTACATAATAAGTAAACGAAAATCTATTTGCCAACTCATCAAGCGCCTTTTCAACTATCTGCGAAGAATATATCTTACTAAAAGACAAGTTTTCCGGCAAGTCGTTATATTCTATTGTAAATCCGTCCTTACTTACTAAATCAGCAAGTATCGAAACAACACCCGCTTTTACAGTCAAGTTTGTGATGGTCTTTGATACAGTTCTTTTTGAAAAGTAGGTCTGTGGTGTCAACAAACTTATTGATAAGATCGCCGGAGTTTCCGAAGAAACGAACTTTGGAAGCGCAAAACTATCAACATACCCGTAAAAAATAACTGTGCTATCTTCCAAAATCTTAACTTCCTGATATTTGACCGGTAAATCTGCAACAACTTTATCTCTAAAATCTATTTGTATATCGCTGAATTTCGTTTCTCGGCTCGAAGTACTTATTGTCGGTCTATTTAATAAACAATAATCGGTGTCGTTAAATCTCGCTACTATCATTATAAATTACCTCCTCCAAGTTTTACTGTTTGCGTGATGTAAGGTGTTAAGCCTCTACTAACAACGCGTCCGTCCAACTCGATATTTGGCTGTTGAACATAAATCGTTGTCATTCCGTTTATGCCACTTCCACCCGCTGCTGGATTATATTTTTTAGGTACGACTGCTTCGCCTTGGTGTAAGAATGCAAGTCCGTCTCCTTGTACCATATTTGTTCCAACATCTAACATTGGTATTTTAGGTATTGAAAATGTTAAGTTTTTAATTTTCTTTTGTCCAAGTCCTTCAAGTATTCCGTTCATACCATCTATTAAAACGTTCAAAGGTGTTAAAGCGTTTTTAACAAAAAAGTTAATTCCACCCACTAAATTATTTATCATACTATTAAACATATTTGTAATGCCTTTAAAAATATTCCAAAGTCCGGTTTTTAACCAATTGAACGAAGTCATAAATGCTTTTGCGACTTCATTAGCAGCCCATTTAACTTTATCAAAATGTTTTACTAATAATATAATTGCAATTATAATTGCTCCTATAACTAGAACAATCGGGTTCATCGCTAAAAAGTTTAATGCAAGTGAAACACCTTTTATTACTGTTATTAAGTTTCCAAAAATAACTAACAATGGTCCCATAACTGCAATAACACCAAGAATAATCAATATAGTTTTCTTTTGTCCATCAGTCAATTGACTAAACCACGAAACAACACTTGATAATCCTGTAACTAATTTCAACGCAATTGGTAATAATATAGCGCCCATTTGTGTTGATAATTCTTTTATCTTCTCGCCGGCCATTCTACTTTGGTTCGCCATTCCGTCGCTAGTTCTTGCAAAGTCGCCTTGTGCTTTTGAAGTCTTTTCCATTACAAATTGATATCTCAATTGTACTTTTTCCGCTTGTGTCATTTTGTCTATTGTTTTTTTTATCTTTTTAACGCGTCTAAACTCCTCTAAATTTGTTTCGGTCATTACTATTCCTAAACCTTTTAAACTCTCTGTCTCGCCCGTAAAAATGCCTTTTAACGCGGTAGAAGCTACATCTTGTCGAACATTCTTAAACGAAGCTAAGTCAGCTGATAATTGTGTCAACTCCATTGCCATATCCGCAGCGCCATCTTCGGCAATTCCCATACCTGTACCCATATCGCCGAATAACGCTGCGCTATCTAGTGCTGTTTGTTGTGCTAACCCCATTGATTTGATAGAAGTTTTCGCCCAATTTTTTACACCTTGTGCACTGTCGCCGAACGAAACATTTACTTTATTTATTGTTTCATCTAAATCGCTCGCCATTTTAACACTTGCAACGCCTAAACCAACGATTGGCAAGGTCAATCCCATTGTCAATCCTTTTCCTGCATTTTTAAACTTATTGCTCAAAGCGTCGGCTTTTTGTCCAAGACTATCCATATGCTTATTAGCACTTGTTTCGTCCAAGGTAACTTTTATTTTTAATTCTCCGTCATTCATTTATATCACCCGCTTTCGTCTTTACGTAATTGTATAATCTTTCAAGTCCGCTATCTATTGACTTTGGATTTGGAAGAGCATATTGTCTTTTTTTATCCATATTGAACTTGTGTTCTTTTTGTTCGGCAGTTTTATAACTTCCGCTCGGTTTCTCATAAGTCCTATATTGAATAACTTTTCCTATTGTTGAATGTTCTTGTAAAAATATTCCCTCCAAAATTGTATCGAACTCCCACCAAGATATATTATCTTTGTTTAAGTCAATCCCCATTTTTTTAAAGTCAACATAATAATATTTAAAATCAAGTTCAAGGTCAAAGACTTTTTCGCCTCCACCTTTATTATTCGTATTAAATAAATATTTTGCTATTTCATCAAGAACGAAAGACCTATCTTTCTCCTCAATTTCTATTTTTAATAATTCCATACCTTTTCGTACTTTAAAATTATTGTCAAAATCACTAGAAAACAGATTTAAAAGGCTTAAAACAACCTTAAAAGATAAATCAATTTTATATATTCTATCGTCAATTTTTAAGGTGTCTAATTGCCCGAAATCTTGCGTAGGTCGGAAATCATAGTATTTGAACGTTCTGCCTTTTTCCCTATAAAGGCTTTCCAAAAAAAATCAAACATTGCCTCGGTCATTTCTAAATACTTAAACTCGCCTACTGCCTCTTTAAATGGTGCTTTATGTTCTTTAAAACATATGTCCTCGAAGCGTTCTTGATTTGCAATTGTTATTTCGTTTATTCTTTGGTCGGCTTTTTCTTTATCTTCATCATTCAACTTATTATAATTTTTAGCAATTTTTAAACTTTCCTCGTTTATAATAATTTCGTTAATCTCTTTATTCTCCGCTCCTGTCAATTGCATTTGAAATTCGTAAATTGTTTCCCCGTTCTCATTTTCTGCCTTTATAGTTTCATCAACTTCGTATTTTTTACTTGTTAATACTATCATTTCTTTTCCTCCTTATATATAAAAATAAGAGAGCATAATAGCTCCCTTATGCTGAATAATCAGTCTCTACAAATGTTGCGTTGTCATAAACTTTTAAATCAAAGTCAATTTGTAAAACTTCTTCGGTAACTGCTGAATAAGTAATTCCGCTTAAAGTTGCTGTGAAAACTAATTGTTTTCCACTTGTTCCTTTTAGTAAGTTAACAATTTTAACATCTGCTGTTGCTGCTGAACCTACTGCGTACTCTTTCGCAATTATAAATTGTGCTACTGCGTCAGATTTTGCAAATTTGAAACTTGTTGACCAAGTTGGATCAATTGCAGTTTTAACATTGTTTGCTATTGCTGAACATAAATCATTCCAAGTATCTAATGTTTCTCCTTGGTCATAATCAAGGTTAAGTGGGCAAAGTTCTGTAAATGCTGGTGTCTCAGTTGCAGATATATCAAAAAATAATTTGAATTTTGTTGCTGAACTTTCCATAAAATCTTCCTCTCTATATTACCTTTGCGCGAAAAGTAATATTATATACATTTCGTTGGTTTTCGTCTTTTCCAACATAAGTTGGAGTGGTGTTTGCTAGTATCATAATAATTTTATTTCCTGTGCCAAACGATACATCTTGTTTTCTATCTAATGAATTATAAATTTCATCACATAGAGTTCTAGTTGTATTATCATTTTCGCTACCTCGGACAATAACTCTGAAAGTTTGGTCAAAGTAATTCACGCCACACAAGTTGTAATCTGGTGTACCACCTAATAAGGTTACGGCACAAATGTTATCGCCCGTCTGGGGCAGTTGTGGGGTAAAAACTTGCGTAAGTACCAAACTTGTATTATCCGCAATAATGTTTCTAATTTTAGTTATAAACGCTTCCGTATCTAACATAACATCACTCTTTCTTTTGTTGATTTATTATTTCGGCGATCATTTTTAAATATTTCGCCTTGTTTTCAATTTTAGTTCGCTCAAACCATTGAGGAACTGCACTTCTATTACCTGGACCGGCATTTATACCACTCGTATAATATAACCAGCGCACTTGTGGGGCTTTAATAAGTATAAGACCTTTCTTGAAGTCGCTTCTAGTTTCTCCGCTGTCATACATAGTTTGCGTATCTATATACGTAAACTCTTTGCTGTCTTTATAATACTGCTTTGTAACTTTCGGCAATGCTTTTTCGACCGATTTTTTTACTACATCGTCCACCCACTTGAACGCTTGATTGAAACTAGTGAATTGCTTCATTATTTCAACATAATTTCGTAGTGGTGTGCCTTGTCCGTGTATAGTGTTTCAACATCAATAATATGGTAAATATGGCTATCAAATGTTATCTTGCTTCCCACAATAGGTTCTTCGGTAAATCCGCCCGAGTTTACTAAATCATAAAACATAAGCGCGTTGCCGATTATCTCGTTGCCGTCTAATGCTCTAAAACTTTGCTTTTTCTTTTCAATGCGTATATCAGTTAAACTGACATTTGCGCCGAATGAAATTCCCTCGCCCGTATCTCCTAAATACTTATTATATGTCGCTGTGTGTATTAAAAGATTTTTCGGAATTGGTTTTACCAATTTTCTTGTCCTCCAACACTTTCCAACCCGCCATTAAATACCATTTTAAAGCCCCCTCAGGCACTTCTCTTATTACTGCTCCTATTTTTACCTTGAACATTTTATCTTTCATATGACCCTCCTTGTAAGCCCTGCGTCAACAAGATATCTTCTCGACTTCGGACTTATTTTATAGTAGCCATCTTTTCCCGCTGTGTTTCCCTGCGCTGATGAAAATTTGCCAATTGTAAAACTTTCGCTATCATAACTATTATCGTCGTTTTCTTCATTGAATAAAACTTGATAAGCAGTCGCTAGCTTTAAATTTGTAGGAGCGTTAGAAGTGTCGTAAAGATTATAATTGTCGCGCATATGATATTTCATCAATTCGCTCGCCTCGTAAATTTTTATATTATCCGAAGCTGTATAACTTGACACTCCTAGTATTTCATTTAATTCGGCATAAGTTATATATGCTGTTCTTGTAATTGCCATATTACCACTCCTTTATTTGTGTTTTAGTTAATTACGCTGCTCCGTTATCAACTTGGATTAAAGTAGGTCTAACTGCCCCAGTTACATAAGCCCAACGACCTTGTACTGCTGCGTCTCCGATATAAGTTCCTGAACCATCTAATGATTGGATCATTACTTCTCTTGTGAAAGCCATTCCGAATACGAATGCTCTTTCTTGCATTGCTATAATGTTAGTTCCTGCTGGAAGTAAAGTTGTAACGAATACGTCAAATCCTAAAACACGTCCAATGTAACCATCAGTTTGAATGCTATCTCCACGAGTTGTATCTAAAACTAATTTGCTATCTACTGATAACATAAGTCCTTGAACTTCTGGTGTAATTACTAATGCGCGTCCTTTTTGAGGTGCTTTTGCATTATCTAATGCTACTTTAAGAGCTATGATTTTTCCGTAAAGGTTTGCTGCTGTTGGTGCTGCTCCTGCTGCTGCTACTAATTCAGTTCCGTCAGCTTCCATTTTGATAAATCCATCTTTGTCAATTTGCTCACCAGCTGAACCCATCGCTGCCATAAGTCTTTGAACTACGTAATCTGATGGTGCAGTTTCTACTGTGAACCCATCCATAATTTCGTTGATTGCTTTTTCTTTAAGGTTTGCGATTGTTACATAAGCACTTCCGTCTGCTGATAAAGCAACGCCAGTACCTGGAACATAGTCAGCTATTGTTGCAAGTTCATTTACATAAACTTTAACGTTAGTTGAACCAGGAGTTCCCACGATATCTTTTCTTGAAACTTGTCTAATAATTGAACTTTCTGCTAATACTTCTTCCGAGATATTTGAATACCCCTCAACTTTTCTTGCTGTTGTTACTGCCATAATATTTCATCTCCTATTTCTTATTTTTTAAGTTTTTTATATGCCTCTAAAAATGAACTATCTTCTTTTCGCTGATAAGTTTCATCTTGTTTTTCCACTCCGACTTTCGGCATAGTTTTTTTAAGTTCCGGCAATTCTTCTTCAATTACTTTTGCAATTCTATTCTGCAATTCTTCATTGTTGATACCAGCCTCATTAAATAAGTCGTTCGTGTCGATTAGTTTTTTAACTAATCCCAGTTTGCTCGTGTCAACTTCTAATGATGATAAAGTAGTCTTGATACTTTCATCTAGTTTAGTTTCCTGAACTTGTTTCTCTAATGTTGTGTATTTCGTTTTCCAGTCTTCAAGTTCTTCCGATTTTCTTTCTAAATCCGTTTTTTGTGCTTCTTGAAGTTCTTTAACTTTTTTAAGTCCATCTTTCGCACTTTTAACATCTTCGATACCCAATTCTTTTAGTAATTGTTCTTGTGCCGATTTTCTTTCTTTGGCAATAAGTCCGTTTACTTGCGATTGCGGTAACATTTCCTCTGATTTCGTTTCTACAACTGGTTCAGTAACCAAAGTTTCGTTATTTTCCATAACTTGCCTCCTCCTCCGATTAAAGTGTCGGTAACTATGTGTTCCTCATACCTACAAAGCCGATAAGTGGGCTTGATTTTTATAATCCGTTTTCGTACCAAGAGTGTGTTAAATTAACATTGTTGACAACTCCAACTAGGTTTTGCATTGTTAATAAATATTTTGTATTCTTTTTAAAAATAACTTCATTTTTTCTTTCAACGCTTCCGCCGACTCTTTGTCCTGCTCCACCAGCAACACCAATTCTTCCACATCTTAGTTTAGTTGCTCCAACAGTTGATATGCCCGTTGGATTTAATCTCATTGTTGCTGTTGATGTATTGCTTGATAAACGATTATTGTTTAATAATAATTGTAATGTTCCATTTGCGTTTGCAGTTATTGTTTCATAAGTTTCATAAACAAGCGCTCCGTCGTTCGCAGTAATATCAAATATCATATGCAATCCCTTGTCGCCCGTTTCAATTACCCAATTCCAAGTTGTATTTGCAGGTATTGGCAAACATTGTGTATTAAAGAAGTGATATCCTTTATGTATAAACCAGTGCTCTACATCAAGTGTTGCTATTGAATTGGAAATATCTTTGGCATTTTCTAAAACTAATGCCGTTCTTTCCATTTCTTGTCCGAACGACTTCATTGTTATTTCGCCATTTGCTAAATAAGGCAATAAACTTGGTGCGATGTCCGGAGACATCTCTGCGTTTTCGGTATCTAAATAACCATTTTGTGTTAGCACATCGCCGACTTCTAGTCCGTGTGATTTATTTCTCATTTTTCCCCATCTCCTATTTATTCATCAATTACATCTACACGCATAATGCAATGACAGTTAATATCTTGGTTCGCTTTTCCAAAGTGCTGGGGTGCTATTGTTTTTATGCCACCTACATTAAACATAGTGTCGCGACCTTTGACAGTCTGACCGTTTGCATTCTTGTGTGTTTCTCTCGCTTCTTCTCCGCGCCCTGTGTGTATCCAAGTTTTTTTAATATTTAAATCTTTTGTCGCTTCAAGTTGTGCTTCTGATTTATAAAAGTTTTTCTCGGTAATTGCGATTGATTTCGCCTTGCCTTTACTGTAACCATATAAGCGTTGAAGTTCTTTCGCTGTTTGCTTATAATTTTTGCCGTCGCGATACATCTGCATTACTGTATTTTGTACTCGTTTGTTTAAAATCTTGGCATTGCCTTTTATAACTTGCTTGATTTTTATCTTTTGCTGGCGTTGTTTTATCAACTTATCAACTATGGCATTCCACTCTTTAACAGATATAGCCTTTTTTGGCACTTTTAAGCCTTTTTTAGCGAAGTTAAAGTATTTATTAACCCCAAACATCACTTTATAACTTCCGTCCATTGTGATGGCTAAATTGCGTTCCCACAGTACTAATAAAATTGGGAGGATTAACTTTAACGAATTTTTTACTTCTTTTTCGTTAGTTAATTCCCCGTCCTTATTATATTCCGGCTCTGCTATTGGTAAGTCTAGTTTGGCATAATTGTCATCAATATTCTTCAACATCAATTTCGTTTCTTCGTTGTCTAATTTTTCCAATTCCTTTTCAGTCATTTTGTATCACTCCTTATTCGGTAGTGTTTTCTTCTTCCTCGAAAGTTACATTTCCATTGTTGGTAAGTATACGCACTTTATCTTCTTCGCTTAATTCATCGCCATAAACATCGTCAAGCGCTTTCTCGTTATCAATAATGCTCGCGTCTATCAACATTTTAACTTCTTCAATTACTTCTTTTCTACTTGGTGTGATATACTCGCCGAATTTAACTTCAACATACATTTCTTTCTTATCAATGCCATGCACATTTAATAATAGTAAGAATAGTTTTTCCAAAAATTCTTCCCAAGTTTCAATCATATTCTTTCTTGTTCTTAATGAAACAACTTCGCGTCTTGCGATATTTTCGCCCGATGCATTTGCTCCTGTGTTTTCATCAATACCAACAGTGATTGGAGATAGTCCAAATCCCGCTAAAATATTGTTCGTGATTGCGTTGATCGCTTTTGTATATTCTTCGGTTCTTATTGCTGGCTGATTATGTGTAATTTCGCTTTTCGCTGTTTCGCGTAAATCCGTACCAGTAACAACATATTTCTTTTTAAATGCGTTGAACTGCTTGTTGTCCATTAAAATGTCCGGTACATAAGTTTCAGCGCGTCCATTTCTTATTTCATCACTTAATTGCGACCAAGTTTCATCTAAACTATCGAACTCGGCAATAAGCCCCTCATAATCGCTCTTGTTGGCAACTTTTTCCATCGCCCACATTTGATTGTTTGGGATTATTACGTTTACAATGTCCGCCGTTTCCGGTAGCGCATTCATATTTACTTCCGTAAGTCCGTGTTGTGTTTTTTTGTAAAGATTATATTTAACATAGCCTTTTCCATAATGCTCGTGAAGTTCAAACTTCCCGTCATCGTATTTTTCAATGAATATTAACTCTTGTAAACGTCCGCGTTTATAAACTGCTCTATAAGATAGTGGACTATACTTCTCAATTATCGGGTATTCGCTAATTTCTTTATCAATACTTATTTTAACTGCAAATCTTCCAGCCCAACTTTCGGTAGTAATCATATTAGTTACTTGTTTTCTAAAATCATTGTCGTCAAGTATATCTTCTAAAACGATAGTTTCTTTTTCAACTTCTTTTTCTTTCATCATTACTTTATAATCCATACCGCCACTTTGTAGCAAGTTAGATTTTGCGTAAGAGCAGAAGCTTGGAAGTCCACTGTGTATAATTCTCATTGTTGCGTCAAGGTTTGAATAATAATAACTTGACTTCGTATCAATTGTTAATGAACTTTGTGTTCTAGTGGCATAAAAGTCGGCTAGCAACTCCTCATTACCTAAAAACCACAAATATCGTTCTTGTAAATTGTATAACTCATTTTGCATTGCTAACTTCGGCATAGAACCACCACTTTCTCTTGAATAATTTTGAATATACGGATAAAGGAAGTTTGTTATTCCTTGCCCGAACTTATCTTTTAAATTCATATAATCACTTCCCTATCTCATTTTTGTAAGGTAGCCACCCATATTGTCCTGCTTGTATAAGGTGGTCGTTTCCGTCTTCTGGTTCATCTTTCGTTTCTTTCCACGAATAAATGTTCAATTCTTTTTGCATTGGCTTCGTATCTTCTTCAACAAGGAAGAATTTTCCGATAGCGAACCAACCGCTTTGCATATTTATACGGTCAATATTCTTTGTTTTTTTGTAAGCGTCGAATACGTTGTATATCTTGCCCGTCATTTTTATATATTTACGAACTTCTAATATAGTCGCTTGATCCGCGCTGTCTATAAATATATTTTTAGTAAAGCCCCATTTTTCAAAACACATTTGTAAAAATAAATCTATCTTGACCGGCATATCGCTCGGCGTTAGTGGGACGACTAAATCTTTGTTGTTATATTCTCGGCAGTCTAGGACAACCCACTCGTTGTCGGTAGTTAAACCGCCATAAACAAGTGCGAATGTATCTTTTGAATTGCTTGAATAAGATGTGTCAACTCCAAGGCTGAATAGTTTATAAGACTTTTTCTTTGCTTCTTCGCGTGTGATTAAATGGCGTGCTTCAAGATTAAATATCAATCCGCTTGCTCGACCGCGCAATCCCAACACTTTATTTTTATAAATCTTTGTTCCTTTCGGATAAGACCTTATCTTCTTTTCTTTTTGTTCTTGTGTAAGTCCGGCATTATCATCAAACATAAAATACCAGTGTACCCAACCATTTTCGGCTGGCTCATTTAACATCTCTAATAATTCCGTCGGATAATCTTTTTCATATTCCGGTAATGGTCTTGACTTGTTGATATACTCTTTATAAACATCTAAATCGGGATTGTCCGGATTTAATGTCGCCATAAGATAATCACAACGTCCTGATACTTCTCTTAAATAGTCCATATCTGCAATGTTGACCTCATCTATATAAACGCAACCAACTTGACCACCAAGGACTTTTTTCCATCTTGCTCGGTCGGAGTATCCTAAAACATATATGATTTTATTCTTTATTTGTAAGTGGGGCATATTGATTGGTCCTCGACCATTTCCATAATATGCAATGTTGTCGCCAAACACATCGAGTATTCCCAACTCGGCATTGATAATATTTTTTTCAATAACTCCTAAATCAAGTCCGCTCAATATATGGTCTTTTTTATCACTTTTTAATACTTGGAATATGTATTTAATAACGCCTGTTGTTGTTTTACCACTTGCAGTCGAACCTTCAAGGAACTCGAACTCGGCGTCCGTCTTTAAAAAATGCTTGTATTTATCACTAAATTCCATATCATCACTTCATCGCTTTTAAAATATCGTCCAATTTTCCGTCATTAAATTCGATTTTACTTTCGCTGCGGTCAACTGGTTTCTCGCCTATTGTATCTCTCAATACCTCGAAAGCTTTGACGTTTCCGTTAAGTGCCTCGCCGATAAGTGCCATTGATACTTTTTCTTGCGTGTCGCCCATTTGTAAAAGTTTGATTAAATCGTGTTTTAATAAAGTGTTGCGCTTGCGTGCAATGTGAGAGGCATATGCTCCCTTGCTTTGTATCGCTTTTACTTCTTCTGGGTCTCTTTGGTTTAATGGTATCAAATTATTATTAACTCCTGCCACATTTCCACCTCGCTTTTTTTTACCCTCTACTATTAAATTACCCATAACAAAATAAAAAGGCAACAAAAAAAGTGTATTTTCTACACTTAATTGTTATTTATCGTTGATTTTATCTTTTTCATTGCCTTGTTATTTATATTTGTAATATGTGTTTGTGATAATTCGTACTTTTCAGCTAACTGCTTGCGTGAAAGGTTAGCACTTCGCAAGTTCCACATATTAGTCAAAACATCTTGCTCTCGGTCGGTTAATAGAGATATGGCGTTGTATAATTCTTTTTTTGTTTCATCAAACACCATATCGTCCTCTATTTTGCCATTTTCAGCCATTTCTAGCGACTTTAAATCGTTTTGAGTATAAATACACTCGTCGAGGCTAACATCTGTCCTAAGGCGTTTTTGTGCTGTTTCTCGCTTTATCTCTTTTAGCAATTCATTCTCCATACATTTATAAACGTAATTGGAAAATGTCGATTTATTCTCATCGTAGCTGTTCAGCGCCTTGGCATAGCCGATATAACATATGTCCAAGTAGTCGTCTTTCTTATCATACAAGTGATATTTCTTCAAAATAGAGAACATCAGCGGGTGGTAGTCTTTCTCTTTGTAGTCATCAGTTCTCATTTTTTAATCATAACCTTTTCCTGCCCTCTATTCATCTTCATATAATTATCATATTTATTATTATAATCATTATTCTTCGTATTGTAATAAGGTATTGCCTCCGGTAATATTGAAACAACATTTCCTTTGGTATCTAGTTTAATAGTAATAATCCACGCCCCAACATCATTTGATAATCCCTTGCCATCAGTAAATGGCGTGCGGTCTTGAAAACTCGGAACTTCAAAATAATGAATATTTCTATAAAGCATATAAAATAATTTGTGATGATGTCCACATAAAACAACATTTGGCTTTTTCCCACCACGAATTACATCTAAATGTTTTTGCCCACGATATGAATAAGCATAAGAACTTCCATCTTGCGGGTGCATTAGCAAAATCTCGCATTTATTTATATTTACAGTCGCCCTATCTTGCCCAAGATAAATCATATCACTTCTTCTATCAGCAATTACTCGCCCGATATCAGCCATTCCGTTTCTTTGGTGCGTATAGTCATGATTTCCTGTAAGAAAATATGTAGTCATTCCCTCGCGTTTAGGATAAGCATTGACAACATAGTCCGCTTGATCGTCAAAGCCTAACATAAATATACTTCCTAATCTATCTTTATAAAATCCGTCCGAGATGTCGCCGGCGTGTAAAACTGTATCAATGCCACGCTCTTGGAATAAATCATAAGTCTTGTGTAGTAATTCAAGTTGTTGCCATTTACTGCATAAGTGCGTGTCTGATACAACGCCAAGCGTGATTGTAGAAGCAACATCAGGAAGCCTCAACTCGTTATCTTCAATATCGCTCTTGCCAAGTTTAATCTTGATATCATCATCAACTTTATAAACTTGAATGTTATAATGCGACAATTTCAATTCTTCAACAATGCCAAGTATTTCAATTTTTGTCATTTCAAAGTATTTTTCAAGTTGCTCAATATCTTTTTCAGCTTTGATAAGTTTCAATAAGTTGGTCTTTGTATCTTCCAAACTTTCTTTCTCGCTGCGAAGTGGAAGCACATATTTTTTATAAGTACTTCTCCACGCCTCAAATCCTATGCTTGTATCAAACTCCTCGTTCGCCTTTTTAGTCGCCTTTTCCCAATAGCCATATCCATTTTCTTTTTTCTCGTCCTCAATAATCCTTTTTAACTTTTCGATGTGGTCAATATTATTTTTGTCAAACATTTGCATTTCTCCTTTTCGTAGAAGTCCATTCTACCCTCTAATTATATTATACCACTAATTTGTGTGTTGACAACACATTTTACATAAAAAGGCATAAAAAAACCAAACTTTCGTTTGATCGTTTTATACTTGGCTAATATGTCCATCGCTTTCGCTTCTCAATGCAAGTCATTTTAAATAATAAATACAAGTCGGTCAAGTCTACTCCAAATTTTACAATTGATATTATTTTAGGCATTTACTACTATTTCCAATGCGGATACCTCTTGTATTTGTGCAAAGTTATTAACCCTGCTTGTAAGATATCAACGAGTTGACCTACTCTACATTCCGTGGATTTATAGTCCATTCCGCAGATGATTTGATACCCTACAAGCAAGATTTAACTCTTGCCCATCATTCTCTCACAAGCCATCTACATTTTCTATCGTGGCTTTCACAATGTTTATTTTAAGTGTCCCTTGCTAGCATTTAACACTAATATAAATAGAGAACGATAATTTGGAGTTATTCGCTCCTTTGTGAAATGTAATAATCACACTTTGACCAGACGACCTTGTTAGATATTTGTCCAGTTATAGTAATCTACATCTCACAAAGCAAGGAACAAGTCCGTTGCTCGAAAGGGGTTTTCAAAGGTTGTCAGAGAAGTAATTTACCTCTCTAATGATATTGTATCATCAACACAAAGAAGTGTCAACACCTTTCGCACATTTTGTATAATTTATTTTTAATCTTTAAATGTTGATAAGATTTCAAGCGCCAGTTCTTCATCAGTTCCTAAATATTCCTCGGCGATGTGTTTGATTTCTTCCAGTTGCTTACTCTCTTTTCGCACGATATAAATTATTGCTGTGATTAAAACTAGTAGCCCAATGGCGATTATATCAAATACCGATATCATCATTTTCTTCTTCTCCCTTTTTTATCTTCTCTGTGGTAGGTTAGTAAATGGTCGCGTGTGTAGGTCGGTTGATATTCCATTTCAGTTAAACATCTCTCTAACCACTTATAAAACTCGTATCTCATCTTGTCATCACAAGTTGCTTTGTACTCATAAAGAAATTGCTTGATTAGTTTCAGTTTCTTTATGTCATCATCAATTAGTATATGAAGCCCGCTATGTTCGAGGTGTGCGACGAGTGATCCATTTTCGGTACTCGTTGCGCCACCTTTACTTCTCGGCTCTATATGGTGCATTGTAATAGGGTTGCTAGTGCGGATTATTCCACCGCACATACAAATTGTCCCGTAGTCGTAAACAAGTAAATCCCTAACTTTCTTGTTGTCCACCGGTGCAAGACCCCTTTCCAGTTGGTTTGTTATCTTTGAACCAGCCCGTCATATCACATATAAGCGGGTTTTCAGCGTGGTATTCCTCATCATTGATTAAACATAAGGCATTCCAAACAATGGCGCTTAAATGGTCTTCTGTGCGGTCGCCTTTCGCGTATTTGGACGCGTGGCGCATTAAACTCCCAAACACCGCACTTTGTGGCTGACCTTTGCGCCAGTTGTTATCGCCGTATTTATCAGCACCTAATCCATACCAAATCGCAACGCGTTCTAGTAAGTCAAGTGGTAATAATTCCATTCGTGGTTTGTGGTCGGCGAAGTCTCGTTTACTTCCTGAGCTGAACTCTCTTGTTTTTCCGCTAGTTTCCATATAATGTTACTCTCTCTTTCTTTCTATTCTTATTTCGTATCAGTCAATAACTCATAAACTACTTTGCCCATTGATACTTTTGAGCAGAATATGAACTCAATTCCGTATCGTTTACTCATTGTTTCCATAATCCTTTGTAATGTGTCGGATTTTACTTTTGTTCGTGGAAGTCCGGTTGTTGAACTCTTTGGCACTTTCCAAGTATAGACCTCATCGACAAATCGGATTTGCGCGTGGGCGATTAGGAAAATGAAACGCTCGCAGCCGATATCTTTGGCACGCTGGATTTCTCGTTTAATGCGTTCGTGGTTGGAAGAGTTGGCAAGGTTTCCGCAGACTTCCATCAGGTCTTTTTTTGTGTCTATTATGACGCGATTGGAGTTGGTAAGTTTGTAGTCGCCGGCATATAACTTGTTGCGGATATATCTTATCTCGTTGCGTTCGAAGTAGTCGATGATGTGTTTATCTTTTTGTTGGCGAGTATCACATTCGATAATTATATTATTCATATAATCCCCATTTCTTTGAATTGATTTAAATAATAAGTTTCGCATTGATCATCTTCCTCGAAGCGGTGAAAGTATTTCGTTAGTTCATCAGGATATTTTTCATAATAACTTTTTAAATATTTTGAATAAAGTGAATTGAATAATTTTGTATTTACTTTTGTTTTGTCCGTAATTGTTATACAGTCCTTATTTTTCCATAAATAGTTCAATAAAACGGTCATCGAGATTGGCGGTTGTTTTATCTGTGCGACTTCGTCGCGGTTTGTAAGGTTGTGGTTATTCACTTATCGCACCTCTTTTTGCTAATTTTTCGATTTTTTCGTATTTTTCTTTCATCTTTTGAAAATCACAATCTTCTTTATAATTAAAATCAATAATATCTAATAAGTATTTAGTTAATTCTTTGTTGGTGTTTCCTATGTTGTCAATAAGGTCAATAATGCAATATTTTATTTTGTAATTTTCTTTTAATAATCGTAACTTTTCTTTTTCATTTAGCGTCATATCTTATTTCACTCCTTTGATTTCTTTATCGTATCTATAAACTCATTGATACTCGCATATAATTCGCGCTTGCCTTTGTTTCGTTTTGCCTTGTTAATATCAATATTCATATCTCGGTAGAATTGCGCAACATCTTGCTTATCTAATTCGACTACTACTGAATTGAAGTAAGGATCGATTATGATTAAACTTAATTTTGGTGTGTTCATATCTTCTCCACCTCATTTCTAAACTCCTCAACACTAATCTCGCGACTTTTTAATTTCGTTGCCAAATTAAGTATTGCTTGAATATTCTTCTTTTCTTCAATCTCCCCATTATACAACTTAATCAACTGCTCTTGGTATTGGTTAAAATGCGCCGTTGTAGGCTCGATTTGTACCAACTCACATATATCGCCAACTATGTTGTATTTATCCACACACACGACCGCCATTAGGTTGAAATCGTAGTTTTTAAAGTTTTTGTAGAATTGTTTCATAAATAATAATAAACTGCGGTATTGTTTGAAGTGTTTTGGCTCGACAATCAGTTGGTCTGTCAATTCAGGTTTAATAAGTAGGCAGGATATAATTGCTCTTTCAAGCGTTGTGAAGTCGTTGTATAAAAGTTCGTTCAACTAAATCCACTCCTTATCCCACAAACTTACATCTTGTGGTAAATGATCCGTTCCATAAATTGCATTGTATGAAGCTACTAGGAATTTATCATATTCAACATAATCAAATATGTTATGTGATTTTCCAATATTTATAAGTGCTTTTCTTGGTGCGCCAATTCCTCCAAATAGTTCGATCATTTCAATGTGTTCTTCGTTTTTAAATAGTTCGGTAAATATTGCCTCTAATAAATTTACAACAATACTATTTCCTGCTTGTTTATAAAGTTGTCTATTGCTGTTTACTTTAGCCGCTTTTTCAAAATCGGCATCATCAAATCCCATTAGTCGCCAACATTCTTTTGGTGTTAGTTTTCTTATCTTATAATTTGTAAATACAGCTTGATTGCATGATGTTGTCAATGTTTGTGCTACTTGATGATCTACACGACCTCTTCTTGTTTTTGAGTTAGGATGTTCTAGGTTAATACTGTCTCCATCCTTTGCCTCGGCATATCCTTTTTTTGTAGCTTCTTTCACAATCATAATTTGAAGATTTGTTGTTTCCTCTAACTGTTCGCAATAAGTAATCATTCCACTATGTTCTTCTCCAGCACCCCTTGCAGTAAGTGTTGGACAAATACTATTATTACCTTGTACTTTTTCAAAAGGTTTTTGATATGCTTTCCAATTTGCAATCTTACCGATTTTTTTTTCACTTAAATAATACTTCTCATCAACTTTATCTTCTAATAAGTCTTTTAATTTAAGTTGTAGTTCTTGTTTTGGTGGAAATACAAAATTATTAACATCACTTAAAATTGATATACAAAAAACTCTTTCTCTATTTTGAGGTATTCCATAATCTTTTGCATTAAGCACCTGATAATAATTTTTATAACCTAGTTGTTCCATTTTTGTTAAATAATCATCAAACACTTGTCTATGTTTCTTACTTATAACATTTTTAACATTTTCCCAAATAACATAATCTGGTCTAGTCTTTTCCACTATTCTAATTGTTTCATAAAGTAGCGAACTTCTTGTTCCACTCCCTTGTTCTCCACCTGCTTGTTTTCCTGCAAGACTGAAATCTTGACAAGGACTTCCGTGAAATATTACTTTTGCTTTATTCATTTTCTTCCTCCTCTATTTTAATAACTATAATTCTTTGGCTGTACTCATCTTTAACTCGGCGGGCATATGCTGGCATTGTATAAAAATAAAATGTATTAGGACTAACTCCTAAAAAAGTCGCACACTGCCATTTATTGCCGATAAATAAAAATTGATCGCCCTTGTAAATTGCATAATCTTGTGAAGTTACGATAATAATCCCCTCTTTTTCTTTATAATATATAATCAAACTAACAATATAATAGCACCTATTATAAGTACAGTCTAACATTTTGTATTTTTTAGTCTAACATTTATCTAACATTTATCTAACATTTTTATTGGCACTTTGCCCTTATTTTTCAACAAAGTCTAACATTCTAACATAAAAGTCCGGCATCGAGCCTTACGCGAGAAAAATATTTATAAATTATTTCTATTATAGGGTGTGTAGTTGGAAAAAAATGTTAGAATGTTAGACACCTATATGAAATAAGGTCAAACTAGGCGTTTTTCTTGTAGAATTACGTTAGAATAATGTTAGACTTTTGACTTCAAGCCACAATTTCGTCGATTTTTAGGTAAACGTAGTTCCCTTTTTCTTTTCGAACAATCGTGTTGTGATAGTATCGACCTTGCGAATTTGTCTTCAAAAAGTCCATTTCTGCCCACTCTTTTTTGATTGTGTCAAACTCATAACCGCCTTTTGAAAGCTCACGACTTAAAACTTGCATATTTATTACGTAGTTAAACTCGTCCTTACGCCCCCAAACTTCGCCATAGCCCATATCATCAAAACGTTTATAATTGGCATTAAATAGTCCAATAATGAACTCTTTGGCTTTCATACAAGTTCTAATTTCGTCTTTGTCGTTGATATATTCTTTTATATCATCTATTTCAAGCGATAGTTCGTTATCAAACATACACTCGCCCGCCAATTCATCAGCTAGGAGTAGGCTAGCAAGCGATCCAGCCTGCTTATCAGTCGCCTTGGTAGTATTAAGTATCTCATTATAAATAACGTTGTAGCGGTCTTCTAACACGCCTGATTTAAGTGATTGAATGTACTTGATATAAATCTCGCCGGCAAATCCATAGTTGCGTTTGATGATTGAGGCGATTTTCGTTCCGTCCTCGACAATCTTTCCGCGTATTTCCATATCAATAACACGATTATAAACTTGCTCGCCGGCATTTTCCTTAACCAATTTATCATTATTAGTAAATAAAAAGTTGCAGTACCAAGTTTTAACTTCTTTTGCTTGCGAGTTCTTATTCAATCGCCCTTTTTCCGTTTGACCGGATAAATCCATTACTAAACTATCCATATCTAAATGTTTATTTTTCTTCACGATTTGCAACTCGTCAAAGTAGCAAGTTAAGTTTCGCATAAACGAAGCGACTGTTATATAGTAGTTTTGAGTGTTATTACTTGATAAGCGCAGCGCCCCAGTGTCCGGATTTCCGAATATTGACATCGCCACCATACAAGACAGTGTTTTACCATTTCCCGATAGTGATGACCACGCATTTACTAAATAAGGCTGTAAAGTCAACTTTTCCAATAATGGAGAAGCAAAAACAGTTGCCATAAGTAAACGAACTACTTTGTTGGCGCGTAATACATCGACCGTTTCTTTCCAAGTGTTGTAATCGCCCTTTGTATCTATCGCTTTATAAATAGATTTGAAATCATCTGCTCCGTCGAACATCGCCCCGCTGTCGTAAGGAATAAACTTATCGTCTTTCCAGCCGAGATGTGAAACGGAAGATAATGTTTCAATTTTGTTGATATTCATAATCTCGTTGAAATAATTTACATAGTGTTTAACATTTTCGCTCGTAACATCAAGACCATAATCGGCAAGTCGTAGAAGCTTTACGCCAACTACCAACTCACTTTTATCAACGATCATTTCTTGCCACTTGTTTTCTTTATAAAATATTATCTTAATTTTTTCTTTATAAGTGTCCTCGTTTATAAATCTCTCGACCGGAATAACCGGTATAAAAGAGAACTTCAAGTTTTGATTATCTGTGATACCGTTGATGTCTACTTTATAAATCCCAAAATTGAAATTTTGTACGTTATATTTGGTCGGTGGCAGATCGCCATTATTGACAAACATCTTTGTTGATTTGATTTTCTTTTCCCATTGTTTTAATAATTTTTTAAAAGTAGGTTCAACGCCGTCAAGTTTTGCTTGGCGCAACATCTTCGCCTCGACTTTTGTTCGTTCGATATCGTCTGTTATTGCTAACAACTCTATAAAATTTTTATCTTCTAAAATGTCCACGTGCCTATTCCCCTTTCCATAACATAACTAACGCATATCTTATATACTCACTTACGCTCATATGAAGTTCTTTCGCCTTTTGTTGCAGTTTTTTATGCAGTTCTATCGGCATACTTATATTAAATTTCATATTTTACCCCCTATCTTTGTGTACTATGAACTAATTATATACCTTATAACCACTAAAAGCAACACTTTTTTACAAAAAAAAGAAGATTTTACACTTCTTATTTATGATTAGTCTAAATCGAAATCATTATCAGCAATATTTACATATTCACCAAATGTTTTTTCGATTGAATTTTTGTTTTTATTGGCCACATATTCTTCGTAAGCAACAAATGTTCCGTTTAATAATTTAACTCTTGGCACCCTTACTTCACTTAATTTATCAAGCGATCTAAATTGTGTAAGTTTAGTTGAAGTTTTTAATTCGCCTTTGTTATTAGTATATTCTTCAAGTCCAAATACTCCTACCAACTTTTTACCAACTAACGTTTTTTCTTCAAAATTCCATTTATAACCAGCGTTTGAATTTTCAACTGTTGTAATAAATCCTTTAAACATTGCAACATTTTTTTCTTCTTCACTTAAAGAAATATATTTAATCGCCCCGTTTGGCCATTTCTTATCTGCATTGGTATTATTATCAAATTGTTTTTGGAAATAATCCTTTTGGTCGCCACTAGCAATATCAACTTCAATTCTTAATGATGTGTTGCCAGTCATTCCTGTGTACTCGTACGCTTTCTTAATTACAACGATATGTCCTCCAAGTTCAAGACTTTCAAATCCTCCGAACTCTGCTGCTGCTTCTACTGTTTCCCAATTTTGTGGTTTTTGCATATTATTTTTCCTCTTCTTTCTTTTCTTCTTCTATTTTATCTAAATCATAATATTCTCTAATAACTTTGTCAATTTCATTTAAGTCATTTTCAACTTCTTCGTTTTCAAACATTCCAATTGGTGTTTTAACAACGTCATTTCCATTTGTTTTTGTTCTCATAATATATTTACCGTCTTTATATTCAGTTCTTAAAACAACTGTAAACATACCCTCAATACAAACTTTTTCATCAAGCATTTTTCCTATTGATTTTGGTTTTATTTTACCAAATTCATTGACATCTTCGTGCATAAAGAAATAAACTATTTTTCCACCGTCAACGTTTTTTATTTGACTGATTAAATTCCAATAGTTATCTCCAAGTTCGTTATAAAGTCCAAAGATAGCATTTCCTCCACCACCTTTTGAATGGTTTTTCATAAATTGATTTGTAATTAAATAACCTGCGTCATCTAAAACGATCAATTTTCTTTTTGTTCCTGCTATTGTTTTTAAAACATCTGCATATTCATCAGTTATTTTAATATTTTTAAATGTGTTTTTAAAAGGTAATTGTTTACCTAAAACATTTATCAATGTTAGTTTACTATCATCAACATTTCTCAATGAAGCTGACTTTCCTGAACCTGATGGACCAATAACTAATACTGCCATACTTTTCATATTTCTAATCCTCCTATTTTCTAATATTTGCCTTGCTTCTTTCATCAAGTCTTTTGGTTCTATAATTTCGTAGTTATTATTTTGTAGTCCGAAATATATAATAATCTTCTCATCAACTTTTAAGCCTGTGTTCTTTTCGATTTTAAAACTGTAATTGCATAACTGTAAAGAATAATGAATAAAATTGACATCATCTAAATCTTGTAAAGGGACTTTCATTCGTTGATTATATTTTGTCTTATAAACTATTTCTTTATTTGTTTTAAAATCGGCAACAACAATTCCGCCCGTGTAGTTGTTTAAAAATACTATATCAGTCGCACCGCACTCGTCAAACTCCTCATCTCCCAAGTATATTTCAATTCCAATAACCGAAAACATATCTTTATAATCATTATAGAAATTGTCAGCTTGTGGAATAAGTTGCTCAACATCACTTTTTAATCGTTCAATATCAATTTCGCTTGGCACTTTTGAATAATCAAAGATGTATTTTTCATTTGCCCATAAACTTTGTGCGTATTCGTGGATCATTGTGCCTTTTATTGTAGAGTGTAAGTTTTCAATTCGCCATTCTTCGAGTAATTCTTGTTGCGTTATTCCACGCTTTTTAGCCACTCTCTCGCTCATTGTATCACTATCAAACTCATTGCCATACTGATGTATTAAACCTGTTGTTGATATACCTACACGCTTGCCAGCGATATGATAATAGTGTCCCTCATCTACAAAACTATATTTCCCAAACGCTTGTTGAAATTTGTTTTTAATTTCTTGTAGTTCCATTTAACTGCTCCTATCTATAAGTTCAGCAATTGCTATTCTCACAAGGGCATTTAATGAAATGCGTTTTTTATCAGCAAGTTCGACCGCCTTTTGTTTTAATTCATCCGGAAGAACCACTGAAATCGGTTTCATCCTCATTCTTAACCTCCTATCTATACTTATTTTATCATAAAAATAATGTTAAGTCAACCACAACTTAACATTAAATACGATTTATTTTATCTTCTTTTCATTGTATAAACTTTTGGTCTTTCAACTTCTTCAAGACTGATGTATCTTTTTGAACGATCATCAATCGTTGCTTCAACACAATCGCTACAAAGTTCTTCGATAACTTGTTTTCCAGCTTTTAAAAATGTGAACTTCCACTCTTTTAAATTATCGCAAGATGATGTTTGGCACTTTTCGTTTTCATCTAGATTTTCTTTGGTCATTTGTAATACCCTCCTTTTTCATTCTAATGGCCTGTAAGCAATGAATTATCAACTCGGTATCAAATATATAAGATACCCCGCTTTCATGCGCTGTATAGTGCTTGTGTCGTGTTATACCCATATTCATTAGCATATGCAGGAAGTCATCAGTTGTTATTAACTTGCACACGCCATCTTTTTCAAATATGATATGGTCGGTTTCTATTAAGATTAAGTTCGTGGTGGTTCATCTCCTTTTATTAAAATAGTGGTAATGCTTTTTCTTGGTTTTCCTTCATTTCTTTTTCCGATTCATTATTCCAATATTCTATTCTTGCTTTTGCTATTTCAACATATTCGGTATTAAGTTCACACGCTTGCCAATTTGTAAAGCCTGCTTTTAGTCCGCCGATGACCTCGCTTCCCGAACCTGCGAATGGGTAGCATATTTTTTGGTCGTTTGGTGTTTTGAATAGTGATAGGATTTTATTATTTAGGGCGATTGGTTTTAGTGTTGGGTGGTTGTTGATCGCCACGCTATTATTTCGTTGGTAAGGGTTTTCAATGTCTTTTTCCCTGCCATCGTGCGAATATTGTTTTTCATCGCCTTGACACCCCGCATTCCTTTCACTCTTGCTAACCTTTGGATTATAAAAGTATAAGTCGTGGTCTTCTTGTTCGTAGTTGCATTTGTGTAGGATTTTAGAACAACCAGCAATATTGCCATAACCTCGGCTAACTTGTTGTGAATTGCCTGTTGTCCATATTCCGCCATTTCCACCACCAACTGAATTATTACCCTTACTAATCCCGCTCTGTCTATCTAACACTTCTGCCGTTAAGTCGTTGCAGAATGTTTGGGCTGGGTATCTGCCATCTGGTTGTATAAACTTGTCTTTAATATACCTTTGACCGCCACCGTAAAACTCTGCTAATTTACTTTTACCTTCTTTGTTTTGATAAGTTCCACCGTTAAGATTATCACTCGTTTCCACTCTATTCCCATCTATATCAAACGCTCCACAACAACAAGTATCATCTCCGTTTTCATAAGCTAGTGTATCGTGTAAACAACTACCCGTCTTATAAGGCTTCTGAAATACCATTATTGTTTCGTTAGTTTGTTTTAGTGGAGATATAGAGTATTTATAACCTTCATATTTTTTAGCAAGGTCGGTTGAGGGTGCTGTTAATAATCCTTGTGTATTTTCTTTTTTTTCTTTATTACCTGCATAACCAGTAATGTCGCCATTTGGTCTTCTTTCACTCCATTTTTTTCCATCAGGAGTTTTCTTTTCGCCCGTAACTTCTCTTTCAGCACCCGCATTTTTATCTATCTGTTTACTTAAATCAGTTGCCTTTGGAAAGTTACTTATAAAATACCAATACAAACTTTGTTGTTCAGTAAACCCTGCTAAATTAGCATAATACTTAAACAATAGTAATTGTCTGTCCATACCATACATCACGCAGTAGCCACCGTGTTTAAGTGTTCTAAACGCCTCTTTGAACCATTGTTCCCAGTACTCGCCCGTTGGCATTTCCCACTTATTCATAAAGTCGTTTGCTTTCTTATAATCTACTTTGCCATCAGGTCTTATAATAACCTCACTGCCCAAGGCATATGGCGGGTCAGAAAAGTTTATATCAAACTCAAAGTCCGCCTTGCTTCTTAAATATTCTAAACTATCTTTTGTTTCTATCATATAATGTTACTTTCTCTCTTTCTTCGATTTCACGATCAAACTTAACTCGTTCAATCATCTCTACCAACTGCAATAGTCGGTCTTTCGTGTTTATCTTGTATTCGTATAATACCTTACCGCATAAATCGCATATATCTATTTCCTTGCAGTCAACTAATTTGTATTTATATTTTGCCTCGTGTGTTTCACATAAGTAGCATTTAGTCATTTATTTACCATTTTTATTAGTGGTTAAATCTAATATTTCTATAAATATTAAACTCAACATACATATTATCGTGCTTTCAAAACCAGTGAGATAAGATAATCCTGTAAAGAGAAAACAAGCAAGCATATAACCAGTAAGTTTTATTACAAAATCCATTTTATCTCTCCTTTTCCATACCGTTTATAATGTCGCAAAGTTCGTTGAGTTTATTTGCTAATTTTATTTTTTCACTCATTCTCAATCACTCTCCTAACTTTTCTACAAGTCCTGCTTGGATTAGATCGAACAGTGCTTCTAATTCAAACGTTGCCTTACAAGCATTTAAACTTATATTTCTGTGTTCATTTATAAATATTGTAGTTGTATCAATTTGTTTTAAAAAACAATTATAATAACTACTTTCTTTATCTCTATAATATCTAAATCCTAATTCTTCAAGTTGTTCTATTTTTACATTATATTTTATCTTTAACATCTACTCAACCTCCTTAATATTGTGTTTTTGTACAAATGACTTTTCCATTTCTTCCATTTCTAGTTGTAATAATTTCATATTTGGTATTTTCAATAATAAGTTTTTAGCATATAGTTTTTCCCACATCTTCTTATAAACATCTTCTTGGTCTTGGTATTTTTCTAGGATTTTAAATACATCTTCAAGTTGAACTATTTTTGTATAGAAGTTTTCGTTATATGCTTCTTGTTCGATATTTTTCTTAATCTCATCTATAATGTTATTCATTATTTACCTCCTTGTCGTGAATTGTTCCTATTACTTCAAATAATTTTCCTTCATCATTTGGGATTGATACTAACCAACTACTATGACTAGCATATTTATTTGTACCTTTAATTGTTTCAAAATAGAAACCTGTATTTTTAAACGATATAATTCCTTTTTCATTTGCTATAAAATAACCATAGTCTTGTTTACCGCTTGGTTCATAAATATAATCAACAATATCTCCCTCATAAATTTCTTTACCATTCTTATCAAGTAGTCCTGTAAATTGTCCTAGTGTTTCAGGTTCTATCGTAAAATATAAAGATGGGTAGTCCTCAGTATGAGGAAACATATTGCAAAATTGTTTTTCGTTTGATGTTGGAAAACCATAAACCCATACACCGTCGTTTATACACTCGCAGTTTTTTGTTTTTGCTCTAAACTTAATTTCCCTCATTCGTTTTCACTTGTCCTTTCAATGATTTTAAATATAATATATGACAAAACTTCTAGTGGTAAAAATAATATATCTAATATCAATAACGGTATGCATAATATTGTTTTTAAAATATAAATAAACATTCCGTAGGAACTTAAATCACTAAATGTATAATAACCCAAATTGTTTAAATCACTTAATACGCTTTTGAATATCATTCTTTCCCCTCCAATTTGTTTAAAATTTCTTGATAAAACGGTCTTCCCATCGAATATAAAGTTTCAGGTGTTCCTCCAAAGCAATTGTTTTGAACCATTATTGATTTTGTTTCTTCACATCTATTTTTAACAAACTCAATCAATTCCTGCTTTTCTTTTTCTTTAACATATAATTCGGATTTTAAATCTGCAATTTGTTTCATTAAATCTAACGTTGGTCGCATTTTGATTTCTATTTCTTTTGCTTGTTCATCTTTTTCAATAATTTTTTTACCAATTAACATATCGCATTTTATTTGTAATTTTTCATTTTCTTTTTTCAATTTATTAACTGAAAACTCGGATGATGCCACAAATGCTTTTGCAATTTCGTAATTATTTTTCAATTTATTCTCCACTTCATCACGTGCATTTTGAAGCATAACATAATCGGCTTTCAATCGCTCGTTCTCTTGTTGGAGTTGATTAGCACCATCAATCAATATTGTTAAACTTTTTGGGTGTAATACATCTTCTGGATAATATGTAGCACTTTTGATATTGTCATATTCCTTGTTTAATTCATTTAATACTTCATTAAATTCTTTCACTTTCTCATCTTCCTTTCTAATTTCCTAATCTTCATATTTATAAGCATTTTACCAAACTCGCTAGCAAACGCTCTTTGTCGTTCTAGGTCGAATATTTGTAGGTGGATCGTTTTAATCATCTTCTTCATTTATTCCTACCAATATGGCAAGTATTCCAAAAGCTGCTATAAGTATAAATACAATTATTTTGCCTGTCATTTATGCTTTACGACCTCCTTGACCGGTTTTAATATAATTTCCTTGTCATTGTACTCCATTGTCATTTCGTGTCCGTTGGCGTCCGTAAACACCTTTGGAATGCGTATTTTTCGTGTTGTCTTTTCTGCCTTGACTATTTTTTTAAACATATTTTAATCAATCCCCCTCCTGTGATAATTTTGATCTTCGGTGTCTTTGTAAATTCTTCTTTCCTCGTCGTCTTTTGCTTGTTCTTTTGCCTCGTCAATATCAGCTTGTAATTTGTAAATGATGTCCATTGCCATATCAATAACCTCATCAATAGTAATTAAATCCTTGTCCCAACTTTCCAATAATACCTCTTTTGATATTTTATTAAGTTTTTGTAGTTGTTCTTCTTCTTTTAAATTAAATAATAAATTCATATTTACTAATCTCCTCTCCTAATTTGTTCGTAAGTCTTGTGTACTCGGTTCTTAATTCAACGAACCTTGCAATTTCTAATAACATAATTGTAAATAGTACGATACATAATCCTAACACAATTAAACCTCCCAACCTTTCATTTCAATTAACTTGCGTGAATATCGTAGTTGCTTTCTATATTTATAAAGAGCAAATTCAGTTTTAAACTCTTTTATAAATTCCTTGTTTGTAGTCATATCTAATAACTTAATTCTTAAACTCATTTTATCTCGCCCCCAATACTTGCTCGCAATAATCTTGCGAATTAGTTTTCAAACAATTTTCTATAGCGTCCTTTGTTGAATAATGCGAAATAATTAAAACACCAACTACAAATATAATTCCGATAAAAACCATTTCTACAAATGTTTTAATTCTTTCTTTCTCATCAATTTGCTTTTGGATTTTTAATCCTGTACGTAGCGCCTTGCTTCTTGCTTTAAATAATGCGTTTGACACCTCGTGTCTTTCGTCAATAATTTGTTGTAATGTTTTCATATTATTTACTCTCCTTTTCTATATAAATCCAATATTTATTATTTAAATGTTCGTTATGTTCAATGTTTTTTTCATTTAATAAAGATAATACATTGAATTGGTCTTCTTTTTTAATTTCTACATAAATTTTTTTTTCGCTTTTAAAGTTTTCTAATTC